CCTTGCGCTCTATGTCCAGCATGGCCTTGTCCCTCCAGATTGAATTGCAGACCGCGTACCGCTGGTCTGATTCGGGGTACTCGCGGTTCATAACCTCGTCGGCCATGCACCGCTTTAGGAACTCGTCTTGTGATTCGTTGCCCGGCTTCGGGAGTGGCATCGCGCCTCCAAATGAAAAGGCGCTCCGAAGAGCGCCCGTGTTGACGTGGTAGCGGGTCCGGGAGTCGCGCCCGGTTCTCGGCCTTATGAGAGCCGCGACTTGCTCGTTGTCCTACCCGCAGCGAAAGTAAAATACCGAGCGGTCGCTAATGTAGGGTCTACGAGTGGAGGCTATAATAAGCGCCCCATCGCGAGAAGGTGCCTAATCTCTTGCGACTATCTTGAATGCAGAACGGGCGGGAGCGACCCGCCCGCTGCGCCCGGCGTCCTAAGAGGCCGGGGGAGTAAAACAGGCGGCTCATCCCTAGCAGAACCGCCGACCGCCAGTCGTGGGCCGCACGTGTCTGCGTTGATACCCCACAACGGCGGCAATATTTCGCTTCGCTAGGAAAAGCGAGGCACGCTACTAGCATCCGGGCCACAAGGGTTTGTAGTACCCCTCGGTTGTGTAGCCGTGCTCGTCGTCCTCAGATTCGATACACGGCAGCTTCGGTGTGAGGTCTTCACGGAGGTCGACGGTTTCCCGCTCGGCCTTGATGTGCTCATAGATGGCCTCCGCCGCGCCCTGGGCCAGCAGGCATTCATACTCGATGCCCGTAGCCCATACGCCGGACAACGGGGTCACGCGGTAGGAGCCTAGAGGCTCATGCTTGACTGCAAACCTGTCGTGCCCTTGGTTCAATTTCATCATCCCACCCCGGCGGGTAGAAGACCTCGGGCATATCGAGCAGGTCTTCCATGAATCACCCCGGAGACAGTTGGCACAAGCAACCCTGGTGCGCGGGTGGCGCGAGAGTGGTCACCGTCTGCCCATCCAAATCCTGACACATGGGGCAGTTGTCTGAGCCGATGGCCACCCATCTGAGCGCCCGGACTCCCGCCGCGGCAAAGGCGAGTTTGGCAACTGCGTTTGACAGCCCGACCGTCTCAGCCTGTGCGACCTTATCAGCCGCAACCTCGGCCCACTCGTCCAACATGACCTGCGCGGCCTCGGCGGTCTCGATTGCCAATGCCTGCCCCTTGTGGACGGCCATGTAGCGGTCGGCGAAGTCCTCAACGTACGCCTTCAGCTTCGCTTCGTCCTGTTCCTTCCCGTCACCGCCAGCTTCGTCGGAGGCAATAGGGAATACCTCTCGTGCAAGCGCGCGCATGGCAGGGGTCATGTGTTTGACGACGTATAGCTTGAAGGCGTCGCCATAGAACTGGCTCACCCACTTGTCGAACGCCTTGGCGGTTTTCAGGTGCAGCTTCGCGGCCTTTCCCACCTCTCGTATCTCGTACCGGACGATGGGCGCGGCGGCCCTCACAAATGCGGCCCTGTAGGATGCGGCGGCTTTCGCCCGGCGCATTGCCCCCCGCTTGCCGCGCGCCTTGACATCGAGGCCGAGCATACCGAGCAGCTTCGTGGTCTGCTGCGCATCCGGCTGCGCCGCCGGTGTGAAGTCCTTGCAGGCGTCAATCATCGCCTGCGCCCGGTCGCGGTCTATGCCGACGGCGACCAGTAGTTCAAGGGCAACGAGCGCGGGTATGAGGCCGTTGACAAGGTCGGCGATGACCTGGTTCGCAGCCTGTATCTGTATGCCGTTCAGTTTCTCGCCTTCCGCGATGTTCTCGGCGGTGTCGCCCTCGGCGGCCACGGCGGGCTTGCCGGGCTCGGTGGGCTCGATGGCGGCCATGCTCACGGGCATCATATTGAGCGGCACGTAATACTCATTGCCGCCGTCGATGGGGTTCATGTTCTCCAACTCACGTGCGTCATTCGGCGAGAGTGAGCCGATGTTGAACATCTTGGTGTACCACTCGCCGCGGGCCTGCGTATCGCCCCTGAGCAGCCCGTCCAGAAGGAACTCGGCGAAGTAGCGCCCCCTCTCCGATGCGGGCAGGAGCTTGCGGTGTATCTCGCTCTCCCACGCCTTCACCCACGGGCCGAGGCAGTATTTCACGAACTCGATGGCCTGGTGCTCGATGTTGCTGAACGTCCCGTGCTCGAGGTCGCCAATCATATGCGGCGGGACGTGGAAGATGCGCGCAACCTCGTCAATCTGGAACTTCCGCGTCTCAAGGAACTGCGCGTTCTCAGGAGCTATCCCGATGCTCTGATACGTCATGCCCTCTTCGAGCACGGCTACCCTGTGAGACTTGCTGAGTCCGGAGTGCATCTGAGAGAAGGACTCGCGGAGCAACTTCCTTGCTTCCTCGGTCATCCGCGGCGCACCGACCGGACGGGACAGCGCCCCCGACATGGACGTGCCGTTGCCGAAGAACCGCGCCCCGAACTCCTCGCACGCTTTGGTCAAGCCGAGCGATTCCCGGAACATGGTCAGCGGGTCGTAGCCTATCAGCCCGTCGAAGCCGAAGCCCGGGATGTGCAGGACTTGAATCGGCTGGAGCTTGACCGTCTCGCCCGTCGGCAGCATGTAGCTGTAGACGAGCTGCTTGTTCTGCCATTCAAGCTGCATCGAGTCGGGTCGGAGAGGGAAGAGCGACTGCACGACCGGGACCACCCCCGACAGGTCCCATTCGATCTCAGCGAACGCATTGCCCCAGGTACAAAGGTGCCCCTGCAGGACCTCCCGGAACGTCCGCGCGGTCATGTACTCGTTGGGTTCGTCGTGGAGGATGCCGTAGAGCTGGTGCTTGTGCGCCCGGCTCTTGCCACGCGGTTCCATGCGCTCGTAGAGGATGAGCGGCAGTTGACCGATGGTCTGAGCTATCAAGGTCACAGCGGAATAGTAGGCGGTGACGGACAGCGCCCCGTTGTGCGTCAGGTCCACCCCGGCCTTCGTGCTGTAGCCCTCGAGGTCGGAGTGCGTCCAGAAATAGGGCTGGGTGAACGTCTTGCCGATGCTAGAGAGTACAATCGTTGCCGCCTTGGTTACGCGGTCCTTTATGCTCATAGGACGTCTATCCCTTGTGTCTCGTAGATGCTCGGGCCACCTTCGTGCCGAAGAGCGCGGTCCAGAGCCATGATTGAAGCAACGATGCCGTCGATTCGTTGGGTCGATTTGCCCTTGGAAGGCTTTATGTTCTCAGCCGCATCCGCCTCGACGACGGTGTTGTCGAGGTTCCACCGGAGTATCGGGTTGGCGTCGTGGTGAACCTTCCCGGAGAGGACAAGGCGCTCGAAGTTCTTGGCCGCAGGGCTCATACTCTTGAACCCCTGGCCGAACTCGACCATCGTGAACTCGTCGGCGCCCATTCTCTGGCGCAGCAATTCCATGTTCCAGCGGTCAAAGGCGATTTCGCGGACGTTGTAGCGGGTCCGGTATTCCTGCAGCCCGCGCAAGATGTATTCGTAGTCGATGACGTTGCCGGGTGTCAGTGTCAGCCACCCGTCGCGCGCCCACTGTTGGTAGGGCACGCGGTCGCGCTTTTCCTTGTCGTTGATGCCGTCGGCCGGCAGCCAGAAGTGCACTCTCAGGTGATATTCCTCGCCCTGCGGGAAACACAGCGCGAACGCCGTCAGGTCTTGTGTAGAAGAGAGGTCAAGCCCGCCGTAGCAGGGGATACCGTTGAGCAGTTCGCAGTCGACAACGCACGCGTCCCAATCCTTCACATTCAGCCATCTAGTCTCGCTCGCCGTCCACTGGTTCAAGCGGAGCCGACGAAACAGGTTCTCTTCGACCGGGTTGCCCTTCGCCGACTGGTAGGCTTCCCTCAGCCTGTCGATGGTGAATATCTGCCCGAGCGACGGGTTGGCCTTCGCCCACTCGTTCTCGTCCGTCCAGTCGGCATCTTCCGGGACCCCGTAGATGACCGGGTAGAAGGTCGGGTCCTCGATGGTGCCATTGAGTATCTGCCGGGCCTTCTCGTGCAGCTCCCAGCAGATTGAATGTCTGTCATATCCCGCCGTGGTGATGATGAACCACAACGGCTGTTCGCGCGCGTCGCCCGCGCCCTGCGTCAGAACGTCGTACAGTTCGCGGTTCGGGTGTGCGTGCAATTCGTCGATGACGCATCCCGAGACGTTGAGGCCGTGCTTGTTCGGCACTTCGCCCGAGAGAACCTTGCAGAAGGAACCCGTCTCCGGCACGTAGATGCGCTTTGTCGAGCGGACTATCTCAGCGCGTCGTTTGAGGGCCGGTGCCCACTCGACCATCTGCGCCGCCACGTTGAAGCAGAGCGACGCCTGGTCACGGTCAACGGCTGCGAAGTAGACCTGAGCGCCTATTTCGCCGTCAGCAAACAGCAGCAGGTCAGAGACAGCCCCGGCGATTTCAGTCTTCCCGCTCTTCTTGGGAACCTCGATGTAGACTACCCGGTACTGCCGCGTGCCGTCCGGCCTCAACGTGCCAAACACGTCGCGGACGATTGACTCTTGCCACGGTAGAAGCTCGAACGGATGCCCGGCCCACTTGCCTGCGGTATGCCTGAGCGCCTTGATAAAGCCGACCGCCCGGTCAGCCTTGTACGTGTCAATTCTTCCGCGCCTCTCCACTGAGGATGCGTTCAAGCACGTCCTCTCCGCTTTCTGCCTTCTCGACACTGACACGCGACCTTGTGGCCGCGCCTATGCCCAACTCCGCCCCGAGTTTCAACATCTGCTCGACCGCCTTGTTCGATACCCACAGCATCGGCGACGTGATGACGTTGTCTGATTTGGTGCGGTAGAGCGGGCCCTTCTCTTTCAGGACCTTCTCGGCATCGACGTAACGGCCGTAGGCTTGGCAGTAGGCCGCGAGGATGTTCTGGTCAACGGCCTTCAGGGTGCCCATCTTCTCCAGGATGGGGCGCAGCCGGTACCACTCGCGCCGGGCCGGGCCGGACAAGAACTGCGGGCAGGTGAGCTTGCCGCCCTCCGGCGTCGGCTCGGCCTGATTCAAGGGCCGGTGGCCGGGGTTGCCGCGGAGGGCTTTGACGGATGTAGGGGTCGGTTTAGGGCCTCTCATTGCTACTCCGGCGTGAAGACATGACCACATGACGGGCAGGTGACCGGCGCCTTGCCGTTGCCACCTTCGCCTTCGTCGTCCTGGTGGATGCCGGTCATCAGCATCTCGATTTCGTGCCGCTGGAAGCCGGTCGCCTCGAGGTCGAACGCCCCGGTATCAAGCTCGCCGAGAACGTCACGAAGGGTCGGCAGCGAGAAGTCGGACAGGTCCGCGCTTTTATTGTCAATCAGCGCGTAGCCCTTCGCGTAGTCGTCGTCGTCGTCCACAAAGACGGCGGCGATTTCCTTCCAGCCGAGCGCCACCGCTGCCCGGTACAGGCCGTTGCCCGCCTCAATGACGCCGTCGTGATTGACGACGATGGGCTTGCGCTGGCCGTAGGTCTCCAGTGACTTCTTGATGGTGGCAAGGTTGCGATCGTTGTGTGACCGGGCGTTGCGCGGGTCCTCGCGGATGTCCTTGACGGAGACGGCGAGGGATTGGAGCGAGTCGATGATGATGTTGACCCCCTACTCGATAACTGCGCGCTCTACACTGACGATT